TAATAATTCTAATGGCACAAACACGTTCTTCTTCTGGGCTTGCAATTATCAAGGTGTAACATCAAGTCAAAGATATTTCTTTGCCACTAATGATAATATAACCCTTGGGGCTGCAACGCCTTATGATCCAATCTACTATTTATTTAATTCTGTCTGGACAGCATTACAACCTCAATTGGATGCTTTTCCTAACTTCCTATATCAAGCTCTTATCGTTATACCTTATTATGGCAGGTTATTGGCTTTTAATACTTGGGAAGGCCCAAAAAACGCAGGCGCCTTTGATGCTAGCCAAGCAGTAAACTATTATGCTAGATGCAGAGGAAGTGCAATCGGTAATCCTATTGTTGCCGGAGCTGGTTCTAACCCTAATGCTTGGCGTACAGATATTTTCGGCCAAGGATTCTTTCTAGACGCTCCTACAAATGAAACTATTATCAGCGTTGCTTTTTTCAGAAATACGCTTATTGTTTTCTTTGAATACTCAACATGGCAACTGCGTTACTTGGGCGAATATGGTCTTCCATTCATATTCGAAAGAATTTCCTCAGACTTTGGCTCTGTAAGCACATACAGCTCGATTGTATTTGATCAAGGTGTCATGACAGTCAGTGATCGAGGTATCATACAAGCTGCTGCCAATGGCGTTGCTAGACTTGATGAGCAAATACCTGAAACTGCTTTTGCTTTTGAGATACAAAACAATGCCCCCGACTTTGTGCATGGCGCCAGGGATTTCGAAAAGGAAGTCGTCTATTGGAACTATTTAGATACAACAGATCCAGGGCAGTTTCAAGTTTTCCCAAATACAACACTATTATTTAACTATAAAAATAATACTTGGGCGCAATTCCGCGACACAATTACTTGTTTTGGGCCTGGGCAATTTCAATTCTCGATTACATGGGATAGCTTAACAACATTCTGGGATAGCAATGTTTCATGGGATACTTCTGATGATCAAAACTATGTCGATTACGTCACATGCGGCAATCAACAAGGTTATATTTCTATCTATGAAAATCAAGAAGCGGCAACTAATTCCGGCCAAATAACAATGTTCGCTCCTTCATTAGCCATTACAGCATTCACACTTCAGGCTACATCTACGCAAATTACCGTTCCAAACCATAATCTAGATAATGATGAATTTATTTACCTGACAGGGGCCATTTGGTCGGGCACAGATCCGGGCTTTAATAACTTTATTTACAAGGTACAAGCTGTAGATCAAAATACATTAAATCTCTTGATATGGAGTCAGAAGTTTCTATCATATTCTGATGTAGTAAAAACTTCCTCGGCAACATATATTGGCGGTGGTCAGATTGCCTTATTGCCAATCATGGACATTGTAGGCAAGGATTTTAGTCCATTCCAAGGTGCTGGCAAAGGATTTAAACTTTCTTATATCGACTTTCAAATGGATTCGAATATCCAATTACCATCTATTCCTGCCGTGACTGTGCAACTGTTTGTTAATTCTAATATCAACGAGCAAGCAAATGTCATCATAGGAAACAAAGAAGTACAGAATTCAAGTCAGGTCGTCGGATTTGTTACGAATATTTACACTGGGCCAGTAAGCACGACTAATCCATCAAATCCATGCCAAGTGACAAGCCCTGATCATTGCCTGATAACTGGAACCGTTATTTCTTTTGGAAACATACTTGGCACGACAAATCTTAATTCAGGAAGTTATACCATTACCGTCGTAGATGCTAATAACTTTACTCTTAATGGCATTGATGCCACAGGATTTACCGCATACGCAGGCGGTGGTACTTGGTACACGCAAGAAGCTGATGGGCAGGCTTATACTTCGGGATCTCAATATGCTTGGTATCGTTTCTATAGCACGCAATTCGGTCAATATTTGCGCATAGGCTTAACTTACGACGATGTGCTTATGAATCAATTAGCTACGCATCAAACCCCCATGGAATTGAATGCCATGAATGTCTGGTTTCGTGAGGGAGGCAGATTGGTGAATTAACACAGTATCTCGTAGAGGAATATGAAAAAAGATTATGGTCATGATGTAGAGACTACATGTATTACAGCAGAACGACAATATGACAGAATGAAAGTGCGATTAGATCAAGGAATTATTGACAGAGAAGAGATAGTAAGAGCTATGGATGCATTAAACTTGGCTCACTTGGCAGCAATCAAAGAAAATAAAAGGCATTTAATTAGATGACATTCTCCAGCGATCCGGCCCTTAATACCAACCAATTGCCGATATCTCTAGATGTAAATCCCGATGAAAAGGATTTTAATTCGATACTTTTGCTATATCTTAGGCGTATAGCTAACGCAGTGAATACAAAGGAGAACGGACTATTCCTTCTTCAGGAGACAGCACCCTTTGAACAATGGTTCCAAAATGGTAATCCTCAACAAAATCGTAATGCTTATAGAGTTACCCTTGATCTTGTGGCTCTCAACCTTTTTTTAAATTCAGTTTCTACAATACCAGTTGGAACAACTCCTTTAGCATTAACTGGGCCGCCTGCATCTCCACCATTTACTCAGCCACCCATCATTATTGGTTATCTTTATCCCGTACAAGGCTTCGGCGGGGCTGTAGATGCTGGAGGTTTATCTTATTTCCTTAATGACCCAGATATTTATGTAAGATATCAAGCCTCGACAAATACAATAATTATACAAAATAATTCAGGTAGTGCATTGACATGGTGTGTCTTTGTCATGGAGTACTTGAAAAACTGAGGTTTATATGCCAGGTGTAACAGATTGGTTATTTGGTTCTTCTCCAAAACTAAAGAAGAAAGCTACAGGAACGGCCCAACAGCAGCAATTTGGCGGCCAAGACCTCATTGCTATGCTGCAACAGATGATGGGGCAAGGCGGTGGATTACAGCAAGCCAATCAATACGACCAGGGTTTACTTGGTCAGGGGCCAGAAGCATTTAATCAATTCTCACAGCCATATCTACAACAATTCCAAGAACAAATTGCACCTCGTATCGCTGAACAGTATGCAGGAGCTGGAGCTTTATCTTCCAGTGGATTTGGTCAGGCTCTTGGAGGCGCAGGTTTGTCTTCACAGTTAGCACAACTATTTTCGCAACTCCAAGGACAAGCTTCTGGAAGGCAGCAAGGACAATTCCAAAACTTATCTCAAATTGGATTGGGTTATAGTCCATTTGCATATCATGAAAGACAAGGTTCTACCGGATTTGTATCACCATTCTTGACAGGTTTAGCACAAGGCGGTGCATTTAATGGCGGTGGTGGTTCACCAATAGGCGCACCAGGAGGATAAAATATGGTACAATTCTTCAAAGGTTCAGCAGATCCACGTGATGCAGCATGGGGACAATTTGCATCAGCATTAGGTGAAGGATTAGGCAAAGGTCTTAATACTTACCACGCAAATAAAGCCTTGCAAGAAGTGCTTGATGATGAATCTCTAAAAGACGCTCCCCTTTCTAAAAAAATGGGTTTTTTGCATAAAGCACTATCTCCTTATGGTGAAGTGGGTCAACAAGTCTTTCAAAATCAACTAGCTACTGAACAACAGGAGCAACAGGAAAAACAAGAGAAACTAAATCTAAAAAAAGGTGAAGCATTTCGAAAAAGACTTGCAGGAGAGCCGATTTCAGAGAAAGAACAAGCTATGTTTACTCCTGAAGAAGAACTAGCGATTGCTAAGCATCTACAGACTGGAGAAATAGCTAAAAATAAAGCATTAAATCCCAAAGTTCCCGCAGCAGAAAAACCAATCCCTAAAGACCAACAAGATGCTATTGATAATGTAAGATCACGATCAGATTATAATGATATGAATGAAACTGAAAAATACAACTCTCTATTGAAAGCTGGTGTTAGTCCATCGAATGCACAAAAAGAAGCAGAATTATTTAATAAGCAAGAAACTCGTCAGGATCAGAAGGTAAAAGCGGCCTATGATGCTCAGAAAGATTTTATTGATGATACTACTTCATCTTACCGTGGTTTTGAATCAGAAATGAAGCCCAGACTTCTTCAGATGCAGCACATGGACCCCAAAGATATCGTTTCTCCAACAGCAGCAGTTTTTTTAGAGACTCTTGGCATTCCTCTTGGAGCATTAGAAGATCCTTCGAGTGAACTATATAATAAATTAAGCCAAGACTTATTAAAAGGTCTTCCAGAAACATATGGTAGTAGAATCTTGAAAGTTGAAGTAGATAACTTCCTTAAAACAATACCAACCCTACTCAACAGTCCTGATGGCCGAAGAATGATTGCAAGCAATATGCTTAAACTTGGCGAGATGAAGGAAGTTTATTATAATGCAATGCGTGGGGAACAACGTAAATATCTCGATGAAAATAAACCATTGCCAAGAGATTTTCAGCAAGTTGTTTTTGACCAAGTTAAACCACAAATTGACCGTATTAATAATGAATTTATCAAAATGGCAGATGTGAAATCTGTTCCTGAAGGCACAGTACCATTCTTTAGTCCTTCTGGAGAAATAGAATTTATCCCACAAGAACATATTCAATGGGCTACTGACAATGGAGGCAGAAGAATATGGTAGCTCCATCATGGGGATCTTTTCAAAAACCTAATGATCAAATATCAAAATTGGATCGTCGTGCAAATATAGAACCTAAAGAAGAAACTAATGGAGCTATTGCAGATGAAAAGAAACCAGAAGGTGAAAAACCACAATGGGGTAATTTTCAATCGCCTTCAACCTATCAAGGTAAAATAGATCCAACTGCCGAAGAAAGCACTATAGGTTATTTTGCTAGAAATATTGCCGCAAATGCTTCCCGTGTAGGAGAACAATTACTTGGTAGATATGGAAATGTAGAAAAGTTTGCTAAGAAGGCATTAACAAGTTTACCTGAATCTACTGGGGTAATTGGGTGGGCCTTATCTGAGTTAGTAGGTAAAGAGAAATGGGAAAGGTTAATTAATGGGCCTAAAGGCCAAGAACAGATGTTGCCAACTTCAGAACAATTGAAAGAAGGTTCACAAGCACTTACTGGTGGATATACAAAACCTAAAACACCTGGAGAAAGTCGATTTCAAGAAAAAACTGAAGATATTGCCTCTACAATTACAGGTAGAACGGTTAATAACCCTACAATCAGAAATGTTGCACTCAATAATTTATTGACTCCTGTTGCGGCCGGTGTGACAAAAGATATTGTTAAAGATTTAGGTTTTGGAGAAGATAAAGCTAATTTAGCAAAAATAGCTGTTTGGCTTCCTTTATCATTAGCTTCCAATGTGAATGCTAATCAATATGCTTCTGATTTAATGAACCGAGGACGCCAAGGTTTTAATCCTAACCTTCAAGTGAATACGCCAAGATATCAAGCTGAAGTTGATAGAGTTTCAAGGAATATGCTACAAGGAGATCCAGGTTCTGCATTAGCTCAGCAACAAATTGCAGGGATACGAAATGATCTTGCGAATGGTCAAACTTCAATTAGAGATTTATTAACTAGATATGATGCATTGAATCGCGCTAAAAGAGACAGGGGTCTTTTCGCATTAAATGCTACCGACAGAAGAGCAGCTATAAGAAATATCAATGAAGTTCGCGATGTAGTTCGTGGGGAAATTCAACATTTAGGAGCAAATAACCCACAAGCCTTGAGGGATTGGCAAAATGGTGTGCAAGCTTGGGCTACAATTCATCAGAGTAATTCTATTAGAAATTGGGTTGAATCATTAGCGAATGGACCATATGCTAAAGTAATAAGTGGCCCAGCATTAGGATTATTTGGGATAGGATCTTTAGCAGCAGCAAAAGCGCCAATTATAGCAGGCCCAGTTTCAGCAGTATCTGCTGGTGCTTATAAGTCTGGACAAACCCTATATCGTATGTGGAATGACCCGAATCTAAATCAATATTATTGGAATGCAATCGGAGCAGCTCAGAGAGAGAATATTCCAGCATTCTTAAGTAACTATGAAAAATTAAATAAAAAATTAGAAGAATCATCCACGCGTAAGCCAGAAAGTAAATCCAAAAAATAACAATACGTAAGCTATGCAAAAACTCATTTCTTATTCCTTTCTTCAATAGCACACAATCTTCCATGAAAGTCTTTCATTTCTTGAAGAACAATGTCTTGAAATGATTTATTTTCTTGTCTCATTGCATTAATTTGTGCATCCAATTTTGCATCCATGTGTCGCCAATCATTTCTTGATTCAGCACGAAACCAAATAATCAATCCTGCATTAGCAAGGAATAGAGTTAAAACTTGTA